TCATTTATATCTTTCCACTTGGAAATCTTGGCCGTTCTGCAAAAGCGTGAACGCTATTACCGCCAGTTTCCGCATGATGGCGATTAATATCAGCTTTATATGTTTTCCCTTGTTTTTCAGACGGCCTACAAATTCAGGAAAGGCATTGCAACGATATGCGACAACGGCAGGCATATAAAGGCTTTTCCGTATTTCCGAACTTCCTATTTTTGATATTCTGCTTTTTCCGTTTACGCTTGTTCCCGATTGATATTTTCTAGGGTCTAGGCCTAGATAAGCCGTGAACTGTTTTGCATTTTTAAATTCATGTCTTTTATAGGTTGATAGTAATACTGCTGTCGCTTGCTCGCCTATGCCTGTTATTGTTTTCAGCCTTTTGCGCAATTTGTTGTAACTTGGATTGTCTTTGTAGAACTGGAGTAATTGCTTTTTGACTGTCTGTATTTGTGCCGTCAGATTTGAAATAGTTGTTTGAATATGGGATTTGATATAGTCGGGTGCTTCGTGTTGTTTGGCTTTTTCTGTTGCGCGTTGCTGTTTCAGATAGTCTAAATATCGGGCGATTTCTTGTAATTGCTTCTGTTCTTTTGCAGGCGGTTGCCATGCTTTTAATTTGTGCTTTCGGTCTTGGCAATATTGCGCTATCAACTTTGCGTCTTGTGTGTCTGTTTTCGATCGTTGTAGTTCTGCTATCGCATATCCTTTTATCTTTCTTGGATTCTCTACGGTAATTGTATATCTTGAATAAATATATTCGGCTAATGCTTCGTAATATGTGCCTGTTGCTTCGCACACGCAATGGAGCTTATCTGTTACTTTATGACTTTGTAGCCACTTTATTAATTGTTCAAATCCTCCTTTATTGTTCTGAAACTTCTTTTGATGACTTTGGCCGTCTGCAATTAAATAGCAATCTATTGTGAGCTTTGAAACGTCTATTCCTAAGTACATGGTTTAACCTTATTAATTCGGGCTTTTTGCCCTAGATAGTGTTCAAACTGTAGATGTACGAAAGCCCACGCTTCTATCTTTTCAGCAAGCTGTACGCTTTGGCCGTACTTTCGAAGTCGTGGGCTTTACTTGGTGTTTCGTCAAACGCCAAGCCCTCAATGGGCTGATTTACTCATTCAGGGCTTGAAGCTTATCGTGTGTTTGCCTCCGGCGGCATTCGCCATGTGGCAGGGGTTGGTGCAAAAAACCGCACCAACCCTTTTTTAAAGCGTTTTTGGGTGGGCTAGCGTCAAGGGGTATCCAAAAAGATTTATAAAGACGATAAAGCTGTCTTTACAAATCTTTCTGGACGTCCTCCCCCTGACTTGTGTTTAGGTGAATGGGTGGATTAGGGGTGTTTAATTGATAAAAATATTAACACTGCAAAAATTAAAACAAGGGCTATTGAAACACCTATCAAAGCTTCTTTAAAAAAGACTTTAAATATAGACATTCCATATTTTTTATGCAAATGAATTATGGCGTAAAGTATTAATCCACCAACTACTATATCAAAAATCATATCCCAACCTTTGCCCCTTGATTACTTAACGATTTTTCATTGTACCCGTCATACATCAGATTTTGCGGACTCTCTCCGCCCATTGTCAAGACTTGAGGATTTTCGGACTGTGCCTTTGGTGCTTCCGTTGCCGCCGTTTCGGGCTGTTTTGTCTTGTAGGGGTTAAAGGGCAAGCCATCTTTAATATAGCTTAAACAGGTTTTTTTGCTGATTTCTGAAATCTTAGACCCTTGGTCTGTATAGCAGTTACAGCCATTATCGCTTTTTACGCACGCTGACGGCCAAGGCATGGTTTTAACGGCTTTATTCATTCCGTCATACATCGGCGCTGTTTCTGGCCTATCTTCTATTCTTGGTTTAAAGTCGTCCTCGCTTATGTGAGGTTTCGGCGGTTCTTCTGCCTTTGTTTCTTGTTTCGGGTATTGCCCTAATCCGTCCGTTCCGTCCACCGCTGGAGCGGTTGCCGTACCGTCCGTTTTAGGGCTTTCCGCCAAGGCGGAAACTTCTGCTTTCGGTTTTTCGATCGGGGCGCTGATGTCTTTCCAGCTTTGCCATACATAAAAACAGCAAATTAATATCACGCCAAGGACAAAAGGAAAGATGAAAACGACTTTACTTAGTTTTGTTTTAATCTTCGTGTGTTCTTCTGCTGACTTGTAAACGCCAAATGCTTTTTTATCAAGTTTATAAACGCTTTTAACACCGTTTGCGACGTCGCTATTAGATTCTGGATTTGCGCACCTTTCCCATTCAATCATACGGCGCACGCCTAAACTGGTTTTGCCGATGTGGCAATGGTGGCCTATCAAGCTTCGGACATTAACGTCTATTAGGCGCGGATGTTGTGTAAGAAGGAATATATCAATGCCTCTATGACGGTGCGTTTCCAGTTCTGCTACGAAATCGGGAACTTTTGAACCGCTTGGCCGTGGCCTGAATACGCGCTGACATTCGTCAATAACGAGTATTGCGCCAGTGGGCGCCCATTTATGCCAAGTCTGCATACTTTCGCCTTCTGGAATAGGCAGGTTAGGAATAATTTTGTCATTTACTTCGGGGATACCGTCAAGATATAGCGGACGGTTTTTTAAATCTGACCTATTCATAAGGTCTGAAATCATTTTTAGGGTCTTGCCTGAACCTGGAACACCTGTAATCAAATAAAGCATAATTTACCCTTTTATTTACTTGCCATTATCGCTGACAGTTTGGACATTGTTTTTAACGAAGCTATAAATGTGAATGTTCCGAAAATCCAGTTTAAACAAACCCCTATGCCTAAAATATAAAGCACTTGCAAGGAATCCTCTGTCAAACCGCCTACTTGTTGGGATACGGCCTGCATAAGCTGATTTTGAAGAGCGTCTAAACCTACATAGGTTATAAAACTTAGTCCTACGGCTGACATGATTTTGCCTGCAACAGTCGTTAATACGCTGGTTAATAACTTTGCCCACATATCACAATTCCTTTACTGCTGCATAAGCAGCCCAACCACAGCTAATAATGGTTACTAAAATTAAAATTGGCCTAATTTTTGAAGCTATGTAACAAACATTCTCATAACTCATTTCAAAAGTACCTAAAATACCCATGTCAAAGGTTTTGGGAGATGGGCAAACGCCGTCTGTTTTAAAGGTATCAGTTGGTTTTATTGAGCCTATATCGATCGTATTTTGTGGAACTTCAGGTTCTTGCGCTTCAACCTCGCCCATATCTGCACACGCTGCGATATTTGGAAACAGCGAACAAAGGCCATTTTCTTGCTGTTTTGGCGTTTGTTGATTGTTTGGACTATTCGGACTGTTCGGCTCATTCGGTGTATTGGGAGAATTAGGGCTATTTGGTGCGTTTGGCGTGTCTGGACTCTCCTGTCTGCTCGGTGTTGTCTTTTCGGGCTTATTCGGTGCTTCTGGACTGTTTGGCTTTAAATCTGGACGTGGCACATAATCAACGCCGACAGTGCCGTCTTGATTCATTTTGAATCTTGTTTGTTGTGGGGTGCTGCTGCCTTCTGGGGTATATGGCGCACTAAGTGCGGTATCAGGGCTAAATGTGCTTGGCTCGGCAGATTGATTCATAACGCCCATTTTTGCCAGTTGGTTCATCAACTCGGCATGGTTTGTCTGATTGTTTTCAAGCATACGTTTAAGAATGTCTAACATTTCTTTTTGTGTCAGCATGAAATCTTCAGGTTTTACTTGACTTTGATTTTGTGCGAGTTTCTCTTTTTCTGATTCTGGAACTGTACCTTCTTTATATGAATTCCAACGAACATAAACATGCTTATCAGACGGTGTACTTACTTTAATTTTTGATGGTGAGGCGTATCTACCTGCATCAATATTGTAGGATGATACAAATTGGCGCATATACGCAGGCGAATTGTTTAAAGTATTATCAGCAGAGCCACTTAATCTATAACCATCTGGAGCATATAAAACATAGTTTGAATATGACCCATCGACTTCTACTATTAATTGATATTTCAATAATCCTTTCTTTTTTGCTTCTTCGTCTTTCTTCTGTTCTTCTTTCTTCTGTTGGTCTTTTTGTTGCGCTTTTTGTGCTGCTTCTGCTGCTTTTTCTGCTGCTGCGTTTGCTACTGCTTTTTGATAGTTGCCTTCGGCTTCTGCTTGGCGTTGGGCTGCATAAAATCTTTCTGCTGCATCTCTAAATTGTTGCGGTGATGGATTATTTACCAACCCTAAAGAGCGCCCTAAATTCACAATTGATTCAGGTAATCCGCCAAATAGGTTATTTCCGAAATCTCCTAAAGCAAGTACCGAACCTTCAAATGCTGACTGATAATTTCCAGCTCTTAATTGAGTTGCTACATATGAACCATTTTTACTTAACGCATTTGCAGCCGATGACCCAAACCATACACCCGTAGCAGTTTTTTGAATCGCGCTTGTACCGGCTCTTTGATTAACAGTCGTGTTCATCGTGCCAGTTTCGCCATAGCGACCTGTAACCGTTACGGTTTTGCCTTGGCTACCATTAATATTTCCACCATTTTTAGTTACTGTCGGTTTGCCGTTGTTTTGTACATCAACCTTCCAAACGCCTGTATTTGGATCGTATCCACGACGTTGCAATGCTTGGTCACTTGGGAAACCTGCGTTTTGATGTTGTGCCGGCGGAGGAAGGCCGACCTCTGCAAAAGCTGTTAACGGACTTAAAACTTGCGCGCCAAAACATATAAGAACAGCACTGCGCACAGGTAAGGCAGTAATCCGAGAATAAAGGCTGTTTCGGGTATCATTCATTTTCTTTCTCTACGGTTTTAATAGTTTTTAAAACAATGGCTACAATTAATAAGCCGATGAAAGGTAATAAAAGCATTTGACCTATCTGTTTTCCTTGGTTGTAATATTCCTGGCTATCACATAAAGGAAATGTCAGACTAACTACTTGTTCGTTATATTTCCAAGTTGTACCGTCAAAAACGGGGTGATGTAACACCCCGTCTTTATCTATTGTCGGTACGACTTGGGTCATCACGGCATTTGTTGCTTCTTCTGCTTTTTCATAGCAGATTCGGCCTACCAGATGTCCCATATCTGCACCTTATGCTTTGTTGATAACGCGTTTTGCAACAGAAATAGTTGCAATCACAACGGCCAAACCAACAACAACTGCGCCAAATGCGATAATGCCAGTTTTCAGAGCGCCGATTTCTGTAGAGGCTGTATCGAGCAAGTTTGTATCAGCCATGGCCGGAGCAGACATTGCAGAAACAGCAACAGTTGCCAGAGCGAACTTCGCTTTGTTTTTCAGGTTTTGGAATTTCATTTTGTTTTCCTTTAGTTAATGTTGAAAAAAAGTTTTGCGGTGTTTCGGGGTCAATTCAAGGCACACCGCAAAGCCTTGAATCTTGCTTATGCTTCGTCTGAAAAATAGATGTTGTCTTTAAATGCGCGTGGGAATACTTGCATTGAAACGATTTGCTGTGGCTTATAGCCTTCATATTTTTCAGGGTGTTTTGTGCGAACTTCGCAAAGGCGCGTTTCGGTTTCGCTACGGATAATCAGGCCGACATAATGCGTCTTGGTAAATGTGCCGTCTTGGTTTTTGCGTTCACGCGTGAACATTCGATCAAAAGATGCAATAACGAAAATACCTTGTCGGCGTTCGGTTTCTTGAGACATGATGTTTTTCCTTTCTTTAAGGTCGGTTTTGCTGGTATTCAACGGTTCGGGGGCGGGACGGGAGGGGCGCTCACACACGGCTTGCGCCGTTCTCCTTGCTTCGCAAGTGCGGTTTCGCGCCCATCCCGCCCCCGAACCAAAATCAACGATTGCTTGTTTCGCTACATATTGATGATGGTTTCTCGGTTTTTAAATGCCCATTTCGGGCTTAGGACAAAGGCCAAGACTGTGTTGTAATTGTCTTGTGTAATTCTGGGCAGGGCTGCGCGGTATTTCCACTCTGCTACGCGGTTCAGGTAGCTTTCTACCTGCTCAACCCACTTTTTTAACTTGCGTCTCCACTCTTTCGAGCCTTTGGACACAAAAGCAAAATTGCTGTTTGCTACTTTCCACACGGATTTTTTGTCCATGCTGGTACGCACGAGCCGATAGCCTTTGTCTTCGGTCAGGCGGCTGTTGATGTGTTTGCTGATGTATTTGGATACGTATCGCGCCAAGCCTTTGCTGTTGGTTTTGACCGGCAACAGTTCAGTACGGCCAAAGCCGTATTTGTGGACGTTTTCACGGAGCAATGCCCACAGCTGGCGCAATGCTGGATTGGCAGAGCTGTAGCGTCCTGCTGCGATTTCGCGGAAATTCAGGCCGCGCCGTATATCGACACGGGTATTTACGATTAGATGGAAATGGATACGGCCTTTCTTCGTGCGCTCATAGACACAGACGTATTCAGGAAAGTGACGTTTGAGAAAGTTGGTTCTCAAGCTGTGAAAACGGCGTTGCGCTTCTTTCGGATCGGTTACGTCATCGGCAAAGGTCAGGGTTAAAAAGCCGACTTTGTTCAGGCCAAAGGCTTCAATGAACGCTTTGACGTTCATTTCTAGGGCAGTAGTGGATTTTTTGTAAGAGGTGGAAAACTCGTTCAGCGTGTCCGCTTTACGGTTTTCATACTGACTTGGCAACTGCTTGATTTCGCCGCTGTTTGCGGTCTCAATGCAGTTGTTACTATTAAGACAAGGAAGAGCGCGTTCCGCGCTTGCTGAAGCTGAACGGTTCATGATTGCACCTCCGCCATCAGTGCGGATACGCTTAATTGACCGTATAAATCGGCTTCGCCGTAAGTGATTTGGGGATTGTTGGGATTGCGGATAGGAAAAGCTTTGGTTTCCAAGCAATCGATGGTTCCGCAGGTCTCGGAAAACAGGCGGAAGATGTAGGCAACGGGATTTTTTTCGGGTTGCGGTGTAATTGTGTAGTAGGCAAATTTTGACAT